AGCCTGGAAGATCCAGTCGTTGCCTTCCGGCTGGTTGTTGTTGGGGTCCGGGTTGGCGAGAGTGTCGGTCTGCCATTCCGGGTGAACGCCTTCCACCGACTTCTTGCCGATCATAGATAGGAAGGGCGTTTCGTCGGGGGTGATGAGATAGATCTGATCGGCGAGCGTTTCGCGGTTGCCGACCGCATCGTAGGTTTCGAAGGTGTTTGATGGCTGTGCCATGGGCTGTGTTCCTTAGAGGAGGGCTTCGATTGCTCGGGCGGCAGCGTCGATGCTGCCGGACTTGCGAAGGCTCTCGAAACGGCCTTGGCGGTCTCTTTCCTGGATCGTCTGCGGGGCCATGCGCTGTTGCTGCACAAGCTTCGGCTTGGCCACGACCTGCTTTTGCACGGTGGCGGCTTTGGCTTTCAGCTTCTGATAGGCGATGGCGTCGTGAAGGATCTGCATGTATCGGGCGTCGGCAATCTGGCTCACCTCTTCCGGGGTGACGCCGTAGACCGTGCCGCCGATGTCTGCGATGTCCTTCTTGAAGGCTTCCCGCTTCCCGTCATCCTTGAGATGCGGGAGCTTTTGAACGAGCAACTGCTTCTGGGTGGCCATGAACTCGGCCTGCTCGGCTTCGCGCTGCTCGGTCGTCTTCTGCTCTTCCTGCTGCTTTTGCTGCCACAGGGAGTTCAGCATCTTCATGCGTTCCTGATAGTGGGCCATGTCCTCGATGTACCCAACCGGGTCATTCGGGTCATAGACCGGCTCTTTCGGAACGATCAGATGCCAGTTTTCCAGGATTTGTTCGCGCTTCTGGCGGATTTCGTTTTCCGCTTCGCTCACCTTCCGCTGATGATCTTCATGCAGTGCAATGCGCTCTGCCTTCAGTTCCTCAGTTTTCTTGGTGAAAACACGCTGGAACATGTGGTTGGTCTTGAGATCGGCGATGCTTATCGTCGTGCCGTCATCCAGTGTCACCGTCGCGGTGTCTGGAATGGCCGCCGGGGCAACGGGCTCCGCATTCTCAGGCGCATCCTCATTTCCATCGTCAAGTGCCGACAACAGTGCGTCGTCTTCGTCGCCAACTGGCGGTTCGGTGACTTCGGCTGCCGGTTTCGCCTTTGCATCTTCGACGCTGTCCGTTTCCGGGACGTCTCCAAGAAGATTCTCAATGGCACTTACACCCTCGTCGAAAGACATCGACACAGGGGATGCGTCTACGGACCCGCTAGGGGCTGTCGTATCAGGCATGGGTTATGTTCCTTGATAGGTTCAGACGGCCTTTATGGGCCGACGCACTTGCGACGACTGGATCATCGCCTGCATCTCTGCCGGGAAGACGTCGCATACCTTGGCGAACGCCTGCAGGGTGAGGATGAGTGTCTTGTCATCGGCATTCGTCTTGACGAGCTGCTCGATGGCGTTGCTGCGGATGCGAGACAGAACCTCAAGAAACACCGGGTCTTTAGCGAGGCGTTCAGCTTCCTTGGCGAGGAATTCCTTGTCCATCAGCCAGGCTCCCCACCGGTTCGGACATCAGACGAGACCTGTGCGTTCTCGTTCTTCTGCCCCATCTCCGCCAATTCGCGCTTCAACTGCAATTCGGCGATGAGCTGTTCACGCTTCAGGTTGATCTCAGCGACGAACTGCTCCTGCTTCAACTGGAACTCCATCTGCATCTTCTCGCGCTCGAGCTGCATATTCGCTTCGTTCTGCATCGCCGTCATCTGAAGCGTGGACTGCTGGTCCTGCTGCTTGAGCTGAAGCTCAGCCTGCGACTTCTGCATATCGGCCTGAAGCTTGGCCTGCTGCACCTGAACCTCTGGTGGTGGCTGTTGCGAAGCCTGCTCGGCCATCTGCTTGATCTTCTCAAGGTCTGCTTCACCGATATCGGGATAGAACGAATCCGCGTTCTTGATGCCGGCGGCTTCCACGATCTTGACCAGCGTCTTCCTGATCTTCGGCATCATCTCGATTGCCTTGTCAGCCAAGCCTCCAGCCTGGAAGCGATCGGTAATGGCGATCTGGCTTGTGAGAATGTTGTTCAGCATCGCCATGTCGCGGTCGCGTGAGCCAGTGCCGAGGCCGACGTTGATCTGCGCGTCCATCGTGGCGTTCCACTGGCGAGGGTCCATCTCCACCCAATCGTCGCGCAGCCGGATCATCCGCGGACGATCCTGGTGCTTGACGATCAGCTTCAGAACCTTGGCGAAGACCTTCTTCCAGCCCAATTCCGCCTGGTTGCGGGCGATCAGCTCGACCTGAGAATAAGCGCTGTCATGCTGGTTCTGGTTGGCGGTCGCCGTCTGGTTCTGCAGCGTCTCGGGATCAAGCGCCATCGTTGCGCGGGAAACACCCGTACGCATCTCGATGACCTGATCCATAAAGCCGAGGGTGGCAAGTGCGTCCTGCAGGATCGAGGGCGTGACAGTATAGCCGACCGGCGCAGATTGCGGCTTGCGAAGAATGACCCCGCCGACGCTAGGATTGACCAGCTCGTCCATGTTGATGACCGAACCGACCTCAATGTCCTTCTGCGGGTTGTTGACCTGGTAGGCGTTGTTGAGAAGCTGGCGCCCTACCGACGTCTTGATCTGCTGAACGTCCATGACGTCGCCAGCTAGAGAACGCGACGTAAAGCGATGTGGGACAGGCTCGCAAGGAATCTGCGTAAAGGGAGAGTCGTCATCCCACACTTCCCAATCAAGAAGTTCGCCAGCACCAGAAGCGCCAGCATAATAAGCCAGTACCGTTTCTGCGATGCCGTCGCCATTCACGTCCGCCTTGATGTAGCATTCGTAAAGCTCGATGCGGTCCATCGACGGATCGCCGTTGGCGTTGCCGAACTGATAGGGATCGCGGGCGTTCGCCTCAGGCGACAGTCTGGACGAGGAGAAGTTATACCGCGGCAGGCTTTCAACAATCTCCTTGTCAAAGCCCATCTCGATAAGCTTCGAGCGGGTGACGTGCGGGTCGCGATGTGCCGTAAAGCGGGCTTCCTCGATCGTGATGGACTCGCGATCCTTGAGGAAGTTCTCCGGCTCGACCGTCTCCATGACCAGCCGGCCCTTGGAGGTAACGCGCTTGATCTTGACGTCATAGAGCGGGATAACGATCTGCTCGCCGGTCTGCGGGTCGACGTCGATATATGGGTCGACTTCCTTCTGCGAGACGATCTCAACGTCCGGATCTTCCAGCAACATGGCGAGGCTCTGGTCATCCAGCCCGCTATGGACCGAATAATCACACTCTTCGCTGTCATCCCAATAGGTTTTGACGATGCCGTCCGCCTGGAGAAGGCTGTCATGCGTGGCGTCCCACATGATGCGGTAGCCGTTGTTGTCCTTCCAGAAGACGTAATTGGCATAGTCCGACGCCTGATCGGTGAATTCCTCGTCACCGGGCTTTGTCGGCTCGTAGTCGACGATGCGATCGGATGCCGTGAACACGCGGATGATGCCAGGCAGCACCCAGCCGATCACGTCGGCAACGTCGCGGCTCTTGAACTCGCTCCAACCTTCTTGATGCGGAGTGTCCGGCATCTGGCCGTTGTAGTAGTTGATGGCACGGACGCGCTCATCCACGACCTCTGTCGAGACAAACACCTCTGCATCGCTGATCTCGGAAGCGATGAGGGCTTTCAGATCAACCTCATCAATCTTCTTTGCTGCGCGCTTTGCCATTCAGACAGCCCAACTCTTCTTGGTAATGGCGGGGTAGCATGGGCGGATATCGGCAAAGGCGACACCTTCAGCGCACGGTGTCCACGTGATATTGCCGTTCACTTCGACAGCATATTCACAGCGGACCAGCCGATCGGCTTCGTCGAAAACGTCGCGGATCACATATGTTTCGCCGTTGTGCTGATGATGGCGCTCTTCGGAAAGTCTCATCAAACTATACCTCTAGATTTCCGCGCCGGCATCTTGAATTCCACCGGTTCTTCGTAGACGACGCACATGAGGCCGAACGAGTCCGCCCCGTGAGAAGCCCAATCATGTTCAGGGCCGAGGCCGATGCCCCGCTCTTCGTCGCGCTTTTCGTGATACCAACCGAGGGCAGCCCGTCCGGCTTCCGTCGTGTCTTCGTTGAACCAGATACTCGGGAAGAGGCGCCGTGCTTCCTCGATGCGAGCTGCAGCTGCGCCCTTCCCCTGATTGGGAACGACCGTTACCGAATAGCCGGCCGATCGAAGCGCGCTCTCGTAGGAGACGTCGTAAACCTTGTCTTGCGTCGACCCGTCATGCGGCAACCAGATCTGAGCAACGTCAGGCGTGTAGCCTTGGCTGCGCATCCAGTTGACGTGATATGAAAGCGGCTGCCCTGAAGCCTCATGGTAGTTCAGGACGCGGATTTCCTTGCCGATGAACTGCGCGGCCCAGATCGTGACCGCATCTGCTTTTGCGCCTGTGCCGCCAATGTCAAAGAACAGGCGGATGGTCATCAATGGATCGGCAGCAACCCGACCGATACGCCGTTGGTTCTTTGCCTCGGCAAGATGCTTCGCGAAGTAGGCGCCGGCCGCTACCGAGAGATACCCGCCTTCCCAGATGTGGTCGTACTGATCAGGCTGCATGCGAAGGCAGTCGAGACGTTCTTGCTCAAGCTCCGCGGTGAACCATGGATTGTCGCGCCAGTTGGCTTCGACGACGATTGC